AAATCGCGGCGCTGCTGCGAGAGTTGGACAAGCGACCAACGGCGATTTTGATTGACGCAGACGGTAACGTGGACGATGCGTTTAGCGATGCGAGATTGTTGAACTACGTCAAGCGTGGCGTCATCTACAAGATCGAGATTTCGCAGGGGGAAAGGACGTGGCGATTCGAATCAGTGGTAAGCGTCGAGTAGCATCCGACGAACGCTAATTTTCACCGGGCAACCGGGAAAGGAATTGTAATGTCAGAGAACGATGGCCCGGTTGCTCCGGTGCAAAATATTGTTCACACGCCGGGACCGTGGGGTGTGGAGCAGACGACTGTAAGCAATTGGATTGGTCGAATGCGGGCCGATGGGTCAAAGGTGGAATACATTGTTGCGCACACAGACCGCGACTCTTTGCGTGATGATGTGCTGGTGCGAAATGACGCCAACGCACGACTGATTGCAGCGGCACCAGATCTGCTTGCGGCGTGCGTTGAATCACTGGCACGATTCGAGCAGGATGGATGGCCGCTGAACGAGGCCAACACGGCTGCGATTGAATTGCTCCGGGCGGCCATTGGTAAAGCAGCTTCAGTCGTGTGAACGCTGCCGATCACAGGCGGCGCGAGAGATTTGGATTTATGGATGGCGGTTGTCGCCGTCCTGTGGATTGGCTTGTTCTAAGGCGTGAACATGCAGACGGAATTGGACAGATACAACCATTCGGTGGATCTTGCACTGATGGATTTCGTGATAGGCAAGACGGAAAGGTTTGATGCCCACTGCGCGACGTTTAATTTGACGGACAAGATACCAACAAATCCGCTCGCAAAATCAGGGGCAGTCATGAAGATGATCACAGCGAGAACGAACCTGCCAATGTGGGCAAGGAAAGAGGCCAAGCGATGGCTTGCGGACCGAGGGTTCCAATCGTGGGATGATGGCGACGTGCCGAGCAGTCCTTAGAACGACGGCATTCACCGGGTTGCGGCCGGTGACACGGAATTAAAATTCGGCGCGGACCGCAACTCCGCGTGCAATGCTTTGTTATTTTGCGGGGAGTGACATGAAACTGGCGTTTACGATTTCGGATGCTGGGGCCGCGTTGCATGTTGGAGGTCAGGTCAGCACGACCACACACATTGTTGAGGTGCCAGACAATTTGGTTCCGATGCAGGTCAAGCGATACGTGGAAGGGAAAGACCGCCCTAATTGCTATTGGTCGATGGCGGTGTCAATCGTGGATGACGAATCGACAAAAGAACGATAGTAATCACGGGGTTGCGGCCTGTGATCTAACCATCAGAAAACGCATGGACCGCAACTCCCGTGCATTACATTGTTAGGTGGCGATATGGCAAAGTGGATGAAGCCCTCAGAGGAATTGCCGGCGTGTGACTGCGGTGATCGCGTTGTTGGAATCGTGCGGTACTCTGTTCCGTACAACGACGGATTCGGCCCACTTCGGGCACATGGCCCAATACAACCGCACGTCATCGTTCTGGTGGCGACAGAGAAAGGGTTCCGAGATGTTGAGGACGGCGGATTTGATATTCATGACTGCGAGTTGTGGACGCTGGAAAGTGATCTGGTAAAGATCGCTGACGTTGTTTCGTCCACCTAACGCTACGGATAACCGAGTCGCGGAGATAAATTATGACAACACCAAACGATGCTGACCGCGACTTCGGTTCATCCGATTGTTCGTCGGCTCCGTGCTCGATGCCGTGCCATACGTGCATTTACGAGTTTGATTTGCGTCACCCTCAGATGCCGTTTCTGCACCTCGATTCGGCAAGAATGATTTTGTGTGAGCACTGCGGGAACAAGCGATGCCCTCACGCCAGCGATCACAGGTTGGAATGTACCGGAAGCAATGCGTCGGGGCAGCCGGGAAGTGTGTATTGAGTCCGACGAACGCTCACCATCAGCCGGTTGCGGCGGTTGATGTTCAATTGTGAAAACGGCTCCGACCGCAACTCGGCTGCATGGTGTTGTTATGCCATTTTTTGCGTGCAAGCGATGCAATCGACAATTCGAGTACAGTGATAGCGTGGGCTACAGCAGAGAGTTCTGCGGCCCATTGTGCGACGGGAGCGATTCAGGGCGGCGGTGTGTGATTCGTGCGATGAAAGCATTGGCCGTCCAGTTGCAGGCGAAGGCGGACGAGAATGAAGGCTCAGAGGCGGCATTGGCGTTCGAGGCGTCGGCCAGCAGCATTGAACGGGTGTGTGATGAAGTGATGGCATAACTATATGTTATCCAAAACTCACTTTTGAATAACACGCTAAACTCACCACAAAACACAGCGAGCCGGTCAGATTGGCTCTGCCGGCTCTCCCGAGTGCTGTGCTGTTGCTGGCCTGCTCCAGCGGGTAACTATGACGTGAGTTCAGGGCAATGGCCCAACTACCAATGTTGGATGCGTTAAGGGTTTTTTCAATGCGTAGTTGTAACAATTTGCAATGATCACATCGCCTGCCACCAAAATGTGATTGTTTTTTGACAGCGAGGCAAACCGCGATGCAGCCTCACCAATGTCTCGCTGCCACTGCACAGTGCTGTCACTTGTTTGCACTGCCGCTATTGCTCGCTGGATTCGCAGCGTTGCATTTCGGTACTCTATCGTCATGCGGTAATCGTTCGGCATCAAGCTGTATGTCGTTTCATCACCGGGAGCATTTGCTGCGGTTCCGACTATTGTTATTCCTTGTGCGTACACTGGCACTGGAGTTATCGCGTTGTCTCCAGTCGAGGTGAATGCTATCTGTAGTACCGGAAGCCCTGCACTGTTGTTGCCCAGCAATGTTTTTAAATCTGCGTCTACCGTTGCTTCACTTTCGCCGTAACTGTACCACGGAGTTGCGTGCAGAGCGGGAGACGACGTCGGACCAAATCGCAACCGCCATTCGTAATTCGGGTTCCAGTATGCGAGCAGCCCGAAGGGGTAGATCGTGTGGCGACGATATGTTGTAATCGGGAAAAAACCATCTCCACCAGCCTCTACATTAATGGACGTTGACACAAAAGTGGATGAAAATACTCCAGCAAATACACCATCGAGTACCTGTCCATCGACTGCTAGGTCTGTGCCGGCGGTTATCGTTATTATTGCGTCAGTACTGATATATCCGAAGGGGTTTCCGCCCAGCAGCCACCCTCCTGGGGCGTCTCCGCCGGTGTTGGGCATCTCAGTAAACTGTTCTCCTGATGTTGATTTTCCACTGCCTATCGGCTCGCCTGTGATTCCAAGCAGTGAGGACGATCTGAATATGGAACTGTACTGGGCCTCAAATGCTGTGTTTCCATATCCGTCGAGTGTACCACTGCTTTCGTCTATAATTGCATGTGTCCTGTTTGCCCCAGACACGACTGTCCGTGGACACGACATCACAATCTTACCGTACCCCAGACTGGACAGACTCAGCGTGTCCGGGGCTACCGCCAGCGTCCATGAGTAAGTGCCGCCAGTAATGATTCCGCCAAACCCATCCGACGAAAGCGAGAAGCTCCTGATGTGCCGAATGCTGGACACCAGTTTTTCACCGATCAGGTTTCCACTAGATGACCAGCATGGTAATCGCGTTCCATCATAGGTTGATGATTCAATTCGCCCAACGATCTGTCCGGTTGTCAGGTCATACAATGAGCTTGCGTACGACGTCAACTGATACATTTTTATGGTTGTAATGCTCGTGAATTGATCTGTCGCCGATGCCCATTCTACTTCTATATCCACTGCTGCCAGAGTTAAAGGCCCTCCTGACACTGCGGCAGACACAACATTCGGCAGCGTCTCTAGTGCTGTCTCAATAGTTGCAGCCGATGCGTTCCAGTCAACATCGACGTCCGTTGCTGCCGACGTAAACCGAACGTATGACTGACCAGTTGTCTGACCCGGTCTTGCCGGAGGAATACGATAGCGACTTGTGGTTGATTGTCTCCAGGCGTCGAACATCACTATCTGCAGCGTTGCATTCGCCCCGCTCGGCATAGTCCTGAAAATACAGATACCGTCGTCGTTACATGTTGGCAGTTGTGTTCTCAGTAGTCGCGGTGTGTAGGTTGGTATTCCGTGGTACGCATAGCCTGAAGTGCCGCTACGCAGGACAGACAGTAGATCAATGTCGGCCACTAGAGTTGTCATCGTTCCGTCAGTTGGATCTACCTCAACTGCATCAACCGCCCATTGCTTATATCGTCCTGTCGGTGCTGTTCCGGTTTTTGCTGGAATCGATGTTGTATTTGTCCCATTGGAAGATGTCAGCGTGACGAGTCCGGCGACTGTCCACGGTGCCGTAGTACTAATGTCGCGAAGTCGTAACGCACGCACAGTGCCATCTGGAGATTCGAAAATATCTAAAAGTTTATCTTCCCACAGAAACCCGCCATCAGCATCAAATGCCTTGCATGATACCCAATCAAATTCTACGCAATCACAACATAAGCCAAACGGCATACATCACCTCGCCGCCATTGCTTCACAGTCGCCCATAAAATACCAGTGCCCGTCAATCCAGCGAGCCAGGCCGAACGTGTCCGCCTCGTAATCCTGAGCCTCTGAGTGATTCCACACTGTCAGCTGCTCGGTTGTCTCCGTGTACTCTTCGTCTGTTGGTGACCAGATGCAGCGTGTGGCGAGACAGCTGGTGGCACCTGTCAGAGCGTGCGTTGCTACGCCAAGGGCTGCGTCGAGTATCACGGCACGGTCAGCCTGCACGCCGAAGTGCCGCGGATTCTCTTTGCCGCCTCCGGTCTGCTGCCGGGCGATTCGCACGGTCTCGCGAATGTCCCGCATTTGCCCGCCAGTGAGCATGTAGCCTGCCATCGACTCAGCCTCCGTACATGCAGATCCGAACGTCACACGCTGCCGTGTTGGCTTTCATGTATAACGTTTTGCCAGCGTTCAGCCGAAATGGTCCAGCCGAGTCTCCTGATTCCATTTTACCACCGTAGTCTGCTGTTGTGGTGCCCCACTCAACGTAGTTGGCACCGATGTTATACATGATCAGAAAACCGTTCGTTGAGATGTCTCCAAACGTAACGTTTTCTTCTGTGGTGCCGATCGACACAATCTGATCGAAATGTCGCTTTAGCGTCTGGTCTCGCTGAATCAGCACCGCCGGGAATGTGTGGCTGTTCTTCGTGTTGACGGAATCTGCCCGCGACATTGCCACCTGAATCGAAATTTCGTTTGTCATCTTTTTCGCCTATGCCAGCGGAAGCGTGTTGAAATTAAATTCCGGGTAAACATCCCAGTCGCCATAGACCACTGTGGACGGCGTTGGATTTGCCAGCAGCGTTCCATCGGCTTTTAGGCACACTGGATTCGTTGGATCAGTTCCGTCATCAGATACAGCCTTGACTAGATCGCCTGAGCCGTTGCGATACCGAAAACCAACCTCCATTGGTTGCAGATTCCAGCCGTCTTTGTTCAATGTCATCTGCATTGACATTTCACGATATCGAATGCCGTTTCTGATCTGCCATGCGCCGAGTTTTGGCGCGCCGAGCTTCGCCATCCCCGCTGGTACAGTGATACCATCGACCGTGAATGCCGAACTATTGACCGCATCCTCTGCTGTGATTATCCAAGTGGGAACGGCGGAAACGTTTTTGCGAATTGAAACAACTCGCCGCGTTCGCTCTCGCATAACGTTTTCGTAGGGGTCGCCGGCTGAATTGATAATCGCGTCGCCAGTGTTATCGTAAACTGCGACCTCCTCAAATTTTTCGCCGTCCCACTCGATCTGGGCCGGTTCGAAAACTGGATTCTCTGCGAGTTCATACACACTGTCGTATTCTTCGGTGACAGTCCAATTCGCAAACCCGTCTTGCGCGTCTGGTCCATCGACAGAAATATTGATGCAATAGGCATATGGGTCTGTGTCGTGGCCTCTGCCAATCAGCGTTACACTCGGATGTGAGCCAACAAGATATTCGTTTGCATCCGCCTGCGTCTCTGCGGTGAACTGCTTTACAATCGTGTATGTGCGAATGCCTTTGGAGTTCTTGCCACTGCGTTTGCGAATGCCGTTGTAAACTATTGCCATTATGCGAACTCCGGAGCGAACTGCGGCACGACTGGCTTTGTTTCTTTAAGTGCCTTCACGATTTCCTTTGTCTGCTTTTCTGTGGCCTTTACAACTGGATCACGCTGGTTGCGGTTTGCCAGCAGCACTTTCCATGCGTCAAGGCTTCCTTTTTGCGAAGCACCAGCAACACCTGCAGTTGTTTCTGTTTTTCCCGCATTCGCTTTTGTCTGGTCACCAATAAAAGACGTGTTGAGCGCCGCAGATGTCTTCGTGACGTCCGTTTGCTGTGCCGCTGCTGCGCTGGCCGCAGCTGTGGCCCTGTTTGCAGCGTTCTCTTCCAGTGCTTTATTGACGTCCTCAATGACAGCCTTTGTTGCACTCGATAGCTCAGGAGCCTGAAAAGCTGTAGTTGCCTGCATCGGTTTATTTTGCACCGCGGCAATATCCATCATTTCATCAGACAGTCCAGTTTTGTACGCTAGCCATTCCCCGAGCTGCTTTCCGGTGGTGTTCAGTTTCGTGAACATGTTTTCCACCATCGCGCCGATATTCGCGATCAGCACGTTGGCGTTTTCTGTCAGCCATGAGAATGTTGCTGACGCAAAGCTTGGGATATCTTCAAACAATCCCGCCCAGATATTCCCCATATTGCCGACCAGCACGCCGAACACTGTGCCAAGGTCCATCATGAAGTTTTTTGTGTCGTTGTACCACGTGCTGATAGTGCTCAATGCGGTGCTGAACGCCGTGCCGATACCATCAGCAGCAGATACAAAGTTAGTGCCCCACACGAGCAGTTCATTAGCGACCGGAAGTAACTGCGCACCGATTTGCGTGCCGAGCAAATACACGTTGTCGACGAACGTGGAGAATCTGCCTGCTGTTGTGGTGCTCAGTTCCGACATCATGCCGCCGAACTTTCCTCCGGGCCCAGCCAGCGCCGCCAGCCCCTTCTGCAGTTCCGGAAATCCAATCTTTCCAGATTCCACAAGCTTTTTGACTTCGCTTTCAGATACGCCAAACTGCTGGGCCAACTGTCCAATAATAGGGATACCTCGCCCGGTGAGCTGGTTGATATCTTCCGCGAATAAGCGACCCTGCACCTGAGCCTTTCCGTAAAGTTCCGCCATTTCGCCGATTGGTGTTCCGGTCGCCGCTGCGATATCACCGAGCATCCGCATCTCGTCGAACACTGTGGACGATGAGGAACCGAACGCCAGCAACTGCTGAACCGCGTCGCCAATCTCCATTTTCTGGAAAGGTGTATCGGCCGCGAACTGATCCAGTTGCCCCATCACACGGGACGCCTCGTCCGCACTGCCGGTGAGAACATTCATTTTGATTGCCAGCGTTTCCGCGTCTGCAGCCAACTTCATCGCGCCAACAGCGGCAAATGGCAGGGCCCCGGTCGCGAACGCTCCAACGTTTTTAAAGGCTCCGCTGACACTGGCCCCCATCGACTTGACGCCCTTGGTTACGCCTCCGGTTAATGCAGTGCCAGCCTTCGCACTCACTGCTGCAGTCTTTGCCAGCGTCGCATTCAGTCCGCCTGCAACCGCGCGTGCCGTTTGCATCGGGCTTATGATCGCACGAATAGGCAGCGTCAATAGGCTGATCGCCTTGGCTGCCGCGCGGCCGACGATCCCCATCGAATTCAGTGCGGCTGTCGTTGCTCGCGATGCCGCCCCGAGGCCCATCAGCCCAACGAATAAAACCTTGACCTTCGGTGGAAGAAATCCGAACAGCTTCGACAGTATTTGCAACTGCAGCTTAAACGCACGGAATGTGACGTACAACTTGACTGCACCACCAGCAAGTCCCATGAACGGCCCGAGCACCTGCAATGCGGCCGAAGCCATCATTTTCAGCGAGCTGAAGACGAGCCCGAACGGCTTCAGCAATAACCTCGCAACGCTAATTCCAATGCTGCCGACTGTCGCCAGTACACTGCCCATTGCCCGCAGCGGTATCAGCAGCACCCTGGCACCATCTGCAGCAAGCCCAAATGCATAAGCCATTGTGGTAGTGGCTTGCCGTGCTGCGATAACTCCGACCAACAGGCTCGTCAGCCCTTTACTGGCCACGGCTGTTCCTGAGGCAAGTGCCCCGCTGCTGCCAGCAGCCAAAGCCAGCCCGGTGGCCATCAATTGAGTGGAAGACGCTGCCACGTCTACGACCGTTTCCATGTCACGCAGTGTCGAAGTGATCTCTGTTGTGGCGTCGTGCAGGTCAGTCATCGATGTGACCGTAGTGACCAGATTGTCTTCCAGTGTTGAACTGAAGGTGAGGCTGTTCAGGTCAGAGACAGCGTTAACTGTTTTCGTGGCCACTGTAGTCAGTTGCGTCAGGGCCTGCTGTGACTTCGCAATTGGCGAATTCAGGGCCTTTGTCGTCGCGCTGATTCTGACTACCAGGTCACCGATAAACGCCACAGATCACCCCTGTTTTCTTGTTGCCATCGCCAACATCGACTGCACCTGTGCGGCTGTTGCTGGCTTCTCTTCCGGCTCCAATGGTGACCAATTCACACCATGCACAATACACGCTTTTTTCAGGTCTGCCGGTGTCAATGGATGCTCTTTCGTTGACAGGAAAGACGCACCAATCGTCGCCAGCAGTTCCACAACACCCGCCATTCCGATCGGGCTGATACGATCTTTTGCGACCCAGATATCCAACTGCTCGACTGTCATTGAATCCATCAGAGCATCGATGTCAGCAACACCCCAGGCTTCAGCGAGTTCCGCAGCGATTAAATATCTGCGGTCGCTTCTGAGTTTTTTTCCGCCGCATCCACGGCTTTCGTCGATGTCCCGTTAACACGCTGGCATGCGTCGAAAATACGCTCCACGATTGCCACGGACTGAAGGCCGAGTGATGCAACATCCTCCAAGGTGAAAAGCCGGCTGCCTGATTCGTCGACGCAACACGCAACCAGCATTCGCTCCCGCATTTGCTTCTGTGCCCGCGTGTTGTGCTCGCCCTTCGTGACGAACTGCATATCAAAAGCACCTTTGTCGCGGGCAGTCATGCCTTTGACGGTTACCGACACACCTTCACCGAGTTCCGGCAGTGGTACAATTTCCGTCGGGGTTACAACAGGGGTCAGCAGCAGTTCGCGGACGTTAATACTCATGCGGTTTCATCATCTCCGTAATCAGAAAAAATCTCAGCAGTTTCCTCGGCCTGTTTCTTTTCCAGAACAATCTCAGCCATTTGACGCATCAGCATTGGATGCCCGGTTTCTTTTGCCAACGCAATCTGTTCTAGACTGAACATCGCAGCACACTCGTCGTCAGCCGGTTCTGCTAATCCGCAACCAACGAGCTTATAGACGTCAGGTCCCTCAATCTCCAGTCCGGGAAGTCGCATGCGTTTTCCGTCGATAACAGTAAACGTGCCTTCTGGTGCTCGCGAGCTTGCTTCATGCGGAAATGTGATGCGTACTTTCATTGCTTCTTACCAGCCTATTACGTTGGGTACGTCGGGTTGCCGTTGAGCGTGAATGTCACGTTACCCTTTACGCCGTCATCCTTGGCAACAGTGATTCCCACTTCAACGCCAGCAATCTTAAACGGCATTTCCGTTGCGCCCGTGTCGGCGTAAATAACCTTGCCGTCGAGCTGATTTGCCACAACCGTTGTCGGCGTGGTGATTTCATCTGTGATTGCCTGATGACCGGCATTTGTCGGCAGCCAGAAAAGCTCTGCAGAGATGTCCGGCGGGGTAGAAAACCCGGTCGCCTGACGAGCCATTCCGCTGGTATTTTGATTCAGAATAGTGGCGTCGAATGTCTCAGACTTTCCGCCGGATACCTCAATACTGAGCACTTCCGCAACTGCGGCGAGTGAGCCGGCAACGTCCATCTGAAGGACAGTTCCTTTTGATACTACTGGCATATCTTTTACCCTTTCACAGTTATGTGAAACAGTGGTTTTATATTGACAATCGACTCAGCACAGTGTGCCTGAATCGAATTAAAAACGTCCTGCTGTTTTCTCTGCCAGGCAGAGGTAACGATTTTTTTTGTGCGAGTCCCTGACGTTGGAAATCGTTCAGATGACGGAAAGACAGTACCACTGAAGCCAACCAAATCGCCGTCACTGTGAACTATCCGGCATGCTCTCCTGGTTCGCTTTCGCTCTGGTGGAATAGTCGACAGCAAATACCTGACGAATTCCACAAGACCAACCCGAACTGATTCAGATGCAATCTGGTTCAGATCATCTTTCACCTGCTCAAGCATGTTTCACCTACAAATACGGCTGCTGCGCTCCGCTCAAGTCGAACTGATTCGAATGCTGCTGCTGATCAAAACGCCGCCGAATACTGAATATCGTCGAGCCGAATTCATCAGGTTTCGCTCCGTAGACGTCAAACAACTCATCTGAGTATCTGACCTTAATCAGATCACCAATCCCATCTGTGTCGACGTACGCCCGCAGGTCTACGGTCTTCACTGACACTTTGCCCTGCAGGTCTGAAAACTCTTCACCTGATGGGATCTCATCCAAGTCCACGAAACACGAAAACCTAATCTCCGTACCAGTCCGATCGATGAAATCAACTGGCTGGTTAAACTCCCGCCGCAACACTGGAGTTGCATGGTTGCGGAAGAATGTGGAGAATCGAGAACTCATCATCCACCACCCGGAGGAACCAGTTTTGTGAAACGCAAACCGAAATGAGCTTTGGCTGATGCTGTTTTCTGTGCAATGTGCCGATCCGCTTCAATGAGATCCCTGATCGGAACTCGCGTTGCGGAACGTCCGTTTTCGCTGGAAGTTTGCACCATGTTTTTCGCAACCGATTCGATGGCATCGCCGATCGTTTCAATTACTTCTTCTTCGTCCATGGCTTCACCTCGCAGCGATTACGGTCCTATCACACATATGGCTGATGCAGAACGCGGCAGGTTGTATTGGCCCCGCCTTCACCGTCATCAACAATGAATCCGAACAGGGCATTGTTTGTGCTGGTCGTCGTGACTTTGTTGTTAGTGTCATCCCACCACACCTTCGCATAGTTGGCAGCGTTGTTCAGGTTGGTTGCATCATAGATGCCGCCACCTGCTGCAATTGCGCCAAGAATGCCGCTTTCGGTATCAGTGTGGACAACGCCACATGTCAGCCCGGTTGTATTCCCGAGCAACACCACATCGCCGGCTGTGACGTTAGCTCCGGGCGTGTAGTCAATCATTCGTGGTTCGCCGTGGCGATAGGTTACCTGTGCCATTTATGGAATTCCTTATTCAGGGTTTGAAACGAGTTGAGGCGGCCGCACGATCGCCAGCGTTTTGTGCCGAGCAATCATCTCACCGCCAAGAGAAATCAGTTCATTTACAGACTCAGTGACGCCCTCATCAAACGTGTCAGATTGGTCCACCTCTTTCGGATGTAGTCTGTAATCATGGAACGCGATCAGCCCGCCTGGCCTCAATACGCTCAACGCTTTGTCGATGTCGCTTTTGACCGACTCTGCCGCATGGTCACCGTCGATAAACACCAGGTCAAACTCAGCACCACTCAGGCTGTCGTCTGGATGCCGTACGGTCACCTTGTCCCAGATTTTGTACCGTTCACAACTGGCCTGAAACGCAGGCAGCGTGTTGTCTGGAATCGGTGTTGACCTACCGTCGAAGTAGTCCACAGCGGTGACAGATTTAGCTGTTCTTCCGATGCAGACTGTCGACAGTCCGCAGTAGCTCCCGATTTCCAGGACGTCCTTACCCTCAGCCAGCTCAGCAAGTGCCCTGCCCTCTTCTGGAAATAGCCAACCGTTGATGTCCATCGGAAATTTAAACGGCAACTGGCTCTCTGACACTAAAGCCTTGTCGTGCTGATCACCCCACGCACGATAGTTGACGAATTCCATCGACCCGCGATGAGTAACCTGAATCTTTCTCGTTGCACCGATTTTCAGATTCAGCTCATGGCATAGCCGAGAAAAATACCAGTCTTCTGGTTCCACTTCAGCTTCATAGCGGTCTGTGGCGCGATTGAAAACAATCCTGTCATTGATTGTGAAATGAACTTTGCGAGCCCATTCAGGATCGAACTTACACACCCAGCAGCCCGTATTATTCAGAAGCGGCCCGCCGATATCTTTGCTCGTGAATGTCTCCGGAAGGCTCATAACCTCCTTAATCGTCAGCCGACATTTAGGACGCCAGGTTGTTTCACCGTCAATCGCCGTGCTTGTGACGCCTTTCAGGTCCTTGATCGGAACCACAACGCCAAGGACATCGAGATCCTTTGATTCCATTTCCTCAATCAGAGTATCCAGCCATCCATCTTGTGGCCCGACGTCATCATGCAGCATTGCAAAATACTGCACATTCTGCCCGCGGTGACACAAGTTGAGAGCGGAACACCACAGACCGTTGAAATTTGCGGCCAGCAGCGACCCTTGGCGATACTCCACGACGACATTTCGCATGTCGCGTCGCGCACGCCAGAGCCCTCGCCCTGAATCTGCTGATTGCAGCCCATAGCCCGGCATTCCAACAAAAGTTTTTGGCGTGCTGTCCGTCACTCACTCACCCTTGATTGCTGGTTTCTCGGGAACTGCTTCGATTTTCTTTTTCGACGCCTGCACTGGTGCTGTGACTGCTTCAACGGCAAGTCCCGCGTCAATCAAAGACGCTGCAAGGTTATCGCTAACCTCGCCCGTCTGCCCTTCCATGAGTTCGCAGCCGAACCTTCTGGAAGGATTTCGAATCATGGTGATTTTCATAGAACAACCTGCTTGGATACCTGCATTTAAAAACTGACCGGGCTGGGGTCTCCAACCCGGTCACGCTGCCAGACTCTGGCTATCAGCTCGCACCGCCGTCTGCTCGGACGCCAGCACGGTATTCCTGCAGATTGACGCCGACGGAAGATTTGCCGCGCATCTGGATACCGAGCACGTTGAAGTCCGCATCTGCAGTTTCGACGATTGGCTCAACACGGCCATTGAGTGCAGCAATTTCGATGACTGGCATATCCATCGGATCGGCCAGCATGTACCACGCTGCGGCTGAATAGCCGGTGTAAGATGAGTTACTCATATACGGAGAACTCTCCACACGGAAGCGACCTGCGAACACGTTGACGTCTGACTGACCAGCTGTGTTCCCAGACTGCACGCGGCTCATTGCATCGGTCAATGCAAGAGCTTTGTTCTTCAGTGCGGTTGGCACAAGCAGGATCTTAGCCATCAATCCAAGCGGCTTTCCGTCTGGGTCTGTCTGGTTGTTGAAAATCGTTTCGGTTGCATCAAGGCCACCAATAGTCATGTCAGCAACGCCCTCATTGACGTTGGTTCGGCCGCTGGTGAAGAATGCCGAGTTGTTCAGGAATTCCGTCCAGAACAGATCGTTGAGCTTCAGAGCAGCACCGCGACCCAAACGCTGTGGCGTTGCGGTCAGTGCCCCGAGGTCATCATTTACGATGTCCTTTTCGGTGATGGCCAGCATGCGAGCGTAGATATCAGCCTGATTTGTGTAGGACTGATTTCCAAGGGTCCCGTGCTTGATCTGCCCATCGGCCCCGAGCTGCTCGTACTGCAGATCCCCTGTCAGCGACACGGTTGTAATCTGCTTGTAGTCGCGAACATTTTTAACCGGTGCAATGCTCATCGGTGTCATGTCGACTGAGTTCCAGCCGATCATCAGGAATTTGTTCGCAACGTTGCTCAGAATGGTGCTGATTGCGATGGTTGAAAACCCAGTCGCGTTGATCATGCGGCCGTTCATATTGAACGCTGCACGCTGAACATTCAGGTCCACCATGCTGGAGTAGTTCGACCGATACCCATTCTGCTCAGCAGCCAGAATGATCATCTGCCGCAAACCGATGTTGCCACGGAAGTGATCATGAGCCAACTGCAGAGTCTGGTCGTCGAACATCTTTTCATGACCGGGCAGGCGTCCAGCCTGACAGACAGCAGCTTCCACGATGCGGCTGTTCAGTTTCTGGTTTGGGCCCACATGAATCGGTGTCCTGCTCTGTGGTAGTTGCGATTCGTAAAACTTCAGGCGGAATTCGTTAGTATCCATTCCAGCCTCAATCGCGTGGTTGGCGAGTTTTTCGATATCCGCAATCTCATCAACGCTACTGTTCCGAAGCTCAATCTGACGTTCAGCGAATGCGTTGATCTCCTGCCGTCGCTGTGCCTCAATGCGACGTGCCTCGAACGGATCTGCAGCGTTGATTTTCTTCGGCTTTGCTGTATTTTTGCCGTCGTAGTTTGCCTGAAGTCCGGCGAGCTGTTCCGTGGTGAGCGTGTCGGCATCGAAACCCATTGCTTCGATCCATGTTTTGAACTTCGGTTCCATTGTATTCCCCTTATTTGTGGTCGAAGCAGCTGTAGCTGCGATGGTTGCGGTTGTATTGTCATCAGCACCGTGGCTGACGAACGCAAAACCCTTGAGAGTTCCAGCCCGCGTGATATACGCCGGCCCCGTAAACTGCTGACCGTTGACGGTCGCGGTTTTTCCTTTGGCGAGTTCCTCGACTTTCGACGGAACTACTTCCAGTGACGCCTGCCACTGGTAGCCGTTGTGCGCTGAGTTGACGACTTCATCACGGGCCGGTGTGGCTGCTGTAGCCTTGCCATGTGCGACCAGTGATGCGCCGTCGTTAATTACCTCGAAGTTGCCGACTCGCTTTGTGCCGTCATGGTCGAGATTGGCGACCAAAACGTTTCCGGCCTTGAGGCCAGATAGGTCCACAATGACCGGCAATTCCCAGCCGTTAATATTCAACGCGCCGCCCGTGTAAAACGTCGATGAAAACGACTTTGGCCCATCGCTGGCATCGCCTTCAGCCGCAGTGATGCTGACCGGGGCCGACATGCCGATGATTTTTTCTGGCTTCTTAGGCATTTGCCTGTGTCTCCTGTGGCTGCGGTGCTGCCGCTGGCGTTTCTGCTGACTTCATGCCGAGCAGCGTTGCGACGATCGGGATGACGTGCTGTGGCAAATTCAGCAGCAGGTTGATTCGTCGCTGCTCGTCAACTGACACCCCGTTGTATGCAGCGGCTTTTACCAGTTCGTCTTCTGGATCCATCCCAGACGCGACATACTCGGACGCTAGGTTTGATGTGCCGTTTTTTAGCTTCTTGTCGGCCGCGTTGGCTTCTGCCTCAATGTCGGCAACTTGATGCTTCGGCCAGTCCCATTCATGAGTCTTGGCCCGCTCGCTGATTGCGTCAGGATTCCCACCGAGCCAGCCAAACGTGAGTACTGCGATTTCGAACCATGCGTTAAACATGGTTTCCAGAACGCAGTCCTCGCAATCGGCTCTGTCAACGTCCAGCTGCGCGTAATATGTCTGATGATCCAGCCGGCCGGAGGCGTAGTTGTAAGACGATGAATCACAGGCCGCCTTGTTGTACGGCATTGACTTTGGTCGTGCCTGCTCGTTCACAAGCGACTTTGAAAACTCTGCATGCCCTGCTGTTGGCTGCTCTGCTTTCGGCTGGAATGCTCCATAGCCAGCGGGCAGCGCGGTCATCATTCGCTTTTGAATATCCAGCGTCGACAGCGGTGAAACGCTGTCCATTTCGTCTGGTTCAAACGTCGTCTGAATAAATAGCGAGAAGTCCGCAATGTTTTCAGCGGCTGCTACAGTAGCCTCACGCCATCGTCTGGCAGATGCCCCGAGATTGAGCGTCGACGAGCACTCAGGAATTCCCCGATGCTGTCCTGGTCTTCGCATCTTGAACCAATGCGTGACGTATTTCGCCATCACCTGCTCAGGCGTCTGAACCACGTTCTGATAATGACTATTGCTGCCGGGATGATATTTCAGAAAGTCGTAACTGACTGGATTGCCGAATTCATCGAAGGCGATGCCATCGATTTTTCCCGGATCTCCGTAATGCAGGTATGGCGTCTGACACTGTTCCGTTTCGTGCAGCACCCAGTCGAGCTTAACGCGGTGGCTGAGCCCGTTGTTTCGTCGGAGAACTCCAAACGCTTCGCCGTCTTGATGCTTGGCATGAGCCAGACACCAAAGCTTGCGTCGGAATTGAATTGCTCGGCACCACTCGTACCACGCGGATTCAACCATTCGATTGAATCCCTCAGATCCTGATTGCATCCGCAGGGATGGCCCGCGTCCGATCATGTCCGTGGCGTAGGTTGTAGCGATTCCGTCTGAATACCCGTTGTTCGCGACGTCGTAGCGGCTCCGGCGAACCAATGTCTGCCGAACTGCTGACGAATTGGCTGAGTCGGCGTCAAGTTGGTCTGATGCCGCCCAATAGTTTGCGAACTCATCCGATGTTCCGGCCGCGTCGTATTTCGCTTCAACCGATCGGAAGGATTTCGACCGTTCCTGCAGTCGATTTACAAACTGCTCAGCCAGCGCCTGACGCACCTTGACCCGTGACCGCGGAAACGGCCGGCCATTCACGTCCAGGATGTGCGGGGCAGATGCTTTGATCATGCCCGCAAATTAGCGGGTGATGTCTATGCTGTGGGAAACGCTGTTGCGTGTCGCTTCCAATGTTGGAGAGCGAAAAAAGGCGACTGAGTTTCCTCAGCCGCCTTTCAGGTCTTGTCCCGTCCCGTCCGGTCCGGTCTCGTCTGGTCTGGTCCCGTCTCGTCTAGGTAATCGCAAGCCACCAAAAGTCTTGTCTCGTCGCGTCCCGTCCCGTCGTGTCGCGTCTTGTCCGGTCTTATCTTGGTGAATTCACCCACCGAACAGTTTCAGCGTTTCACCAATAGCCATCGGTGACGTGCTCTTGACTGCGGCCTCAATTTTCTTTGTTGCCTTGCTGCTTCCAAACAACTGGATGGCACCAAACTGAGCACTCATCGTCAGGTGCTTTTTCTTCGCCTCATCTGTCAGGTCATCAAACGGAACGTGCCTCAAATGCCGTAGCCCACGCCTCGCTGTTGACGCGATCCGCTCTCGATGACTATCGGACGCAAACGCCGCCTCGTTTGTCGTCAATCGTCGATAACCTTCGTTCGGTACACAGTCGAAAAATATCGACTCACCAACCAACGTGTGACGCGCGGTCATCATGTTTGATCGACAATGCAACCGAACATCTCTACCTAGCAACGTCGACAGTTCTTCATACGTCACGACGTCTCCCGGTTCAGCTTTTCTCAACCGGTTTTCCACTATTAGTGTGTCCTGAGACTTCGCTTGAATGCCTCGTTTTCCGTTCGTTATTTCTGCTTCTGCCATCGTCGACTCCTGTAAAGTGAAGTGATTGAAAGTCTTGTCGTGTCTTGTCTTGTCTGGTCCAGTCTGGTCCAGTCCCGTCCAGTCCTGTCCCGTCAAGTCTCGTCGAGGTATTCCGCACGCCACCAGTTGGAAAGTCTTGTCGCGTCTTGTCCGGTCTGGTCTGGTCTAGTCCCGTCATGTCGGGTCGGGTCGCGATAATCGCACGCCACCAAAAGTCTTGTCTTGTCGAGTCGTGTCGCGTCGAGTCCAGTCGAGTCCTGTCACGTCCCGATCACTTCACAGCAAACCGACCAGCAACACCACCATTCTCAACTCGCATCGAGCCAAAACCGATGAACTTGCCAGCTTCCTCCAAATGTGCCCTGACCACGTCCTCAGTCAATCGCTGGTCGAAACACATAATCTCAACCGAAGCAAACCATTCCAAAATCTGTGGAAAGATCCGCATAACTCGTTTGCCGCTTCCACGTTTTCCATCGGATGGCACGAACATCGGAATCGGACGAACAGCCTCAATCGTCACGGGCTTTCCGCTGCGATCATGCAACACAATTTCATCATTGATCACGATGCCCTGCCGGAACAATTTCGTATACGTTGCTTTCCCGGTCAGCTTCATATTGAGCCGACTGCCGGCCGCCTCAAGAGCATTCTTCAGCGCAAACGGCTGAATATAGACATGCCCGTCAGCGTTCCGACGAACCTTGTCACGCCACACCCTTTCCTCAAGTTGCTCGTGCGTCTCGTCAGATTTCTTTTTCTCAAACACCGGTGCCCCAAAAAACATCGGTGCGACCGACTGCAGATCAAAACTCAGCGTGGAAATTGAACTCATCGTCTCGTCACTCCATGAAAAAACCCGCGCTGAATCGGGCAAGAATTCAGGCGGGTTTCGGTGAGCCTTACGGCTCGAAATTGTTTTTGATCACCTCTTGCCCAGATGATCGATGCACACACTATTGCGAGTTGACTCCAACGTGTCAATAGCCTTCACACAATATCATCACCACAAAAATCATCATCCTGAACTTTCTCGGTAGGTTTTTCCACTGCTCGCAATACTCTTTCTTGTGCCTGCACGGTTAAAAACTTTCGCCCGCAGTGACTGCATTTTTTGTAACGCACCACAGATGATATTGTGTATTCAGTGCGGTACGCTGTGAACTCAGGACAGCCGCAGTTCGGACAGGTCAACCGTCCACCCGTTCTCGGTGCTGATTGTGCTGCCAGTTCTGCGAGCGTCATGCGTTTCTTACCCTCCTCTGTCATCGGCCTGCAGCCAGTTCAGCAAGTGTTCTGGTCTGCTTTCTTTTTACCTCGATTTCCCGCAACCTGATTTCCACCGACCGAGCAACCAGCATCATGGCGAACGAGTCCCAGAAGTGATCGCGTCGAAACTTCGCCTTTCTGGTCTTCGTTGATTTGCGCCGCAGATCCGCAAGTTCTGCAGCACCTTCCCGGATGTGTTCTGCCAACCGTTTGTGATTGGCCCACAGTCCACCGAGTTCAGGGCGGAACAGCTCGAAGCCCTCACTGTCCTGAACCATGAACAATCCCTCAACAAGGCTGTGCCAGTGCTCCGCATTCCAGATGACCTCTGAGCACTCACGCCGAGCGCCCTTGCCGCGGTTTATGTGCCAGTTGTCACCGATGATAACCTCACGTGATGCCTCTGGTGCCTTGTATGCTGGCTGGCCTTTCGCCGGAAGATATTTTCGCAGGCCGTACTCAATGCAGAATTTCTCCACGGGCTGACTCGCCCATGTCTTCATTTCACCATCCTCTGACCAGTTGCCGAGCCATCCTTTGTCAATCAATGTCAGATCACAGAAGTGGGTGCCGCCGTGCTGGTCTCGATATCCTTCACGTTCCCATTCATCAGCCATGCGGCATAGACCGTCGTAAACCAACTTCTCCGCCTGCTCTACAGTGGTTTCGGTTGTTCCGTGTGACCTGACGTCGTAATCAATCACCCGGTTCCGCTTGATTTCATCCGCAGCCATTACGCTGAAATGCAGTTCGATTTTCCTGACGTCGACACCGCGCACAATCAGCCGCGTCGTCTCATCCGTGAATCCACGAGGCCGATCTGCTTCCGCATGCATGACGTGCCCGAGTTCCAGTTTCGATTCAATGATGTCGTCATTGATAACCGTCTCGTTATCGAGTTCACACCGGCAGAACATTTCCCCTTTGTCTGCCCATTCATCGAAATAGTTCTGTAGTGCCGACACCTGCAACTGAGATCCATCGTCCAGCTTCTGTGGCTTGTATCGAAATGGATTCGAAACAATTGCACCTGCGTCCATGGACTTCCGATTCGCCAGATACCACGCATGAGCACGTCGACCGTATTTATCGCCATCGATTTTGCCTTTCTGCCGGAGCTTCACGTATTCCATCCAGAAGTCAAAGCGGTCTGGTTTTTCTAGCAGATACCGAAACCGCTTGACAACGAACGGGTGCCCAGTTTTTGCAAAATGGTGAGCCACTCCGCATCCGGATTTCGGCAATGTAGCAAGCATGATTCTTGCGAGCGGTTGCGTCTGCGTGCCTAATCCGCCGATGTCCAGATTGATTCTGTCGATGATTTTTCTGGCTACGTCAGCGTTTCCTGTCGTGTCTGGAGTGTCCAAGTCGTCCATTGCGACAGCTTTTGGTCGCCTTCCGAGGATGTTTAGCCCGCGAATCGGTGAGTCAGCGCCGCGAAACCTCAACATCGCCTTCGCTGATGGCGAACCCGGAACGGCCGGCATGTCGATTTCTTCGGATGTCCAGGAGAATTTAATCGGCTCCGATGTGAACTGTTCCCCGTTGTCGTGTCGAACGCCAGACGCCCTCATCTGGTGAGCCAACTGCGGCGTTGACCCCACTCGATTGACCGGAACGGCAATCTCTGGGTAATACCGAAAAAATGGTTCACTCCTCATCATCATTTCCTGAATCGCCTTGGCACTGTTTGTTGCGTCCGGTCCTGTCGCTGAGATGAACGCGATGAAGTCGATCACCCCGGTTGCAATGGCCTTCCAAACCATGCACCGGAGGTAGCTCGTCTTCCCTTCACCGCGACTTGCCAGCAACAATTCATCCCCTCCGTGCTTGAGTATCTCGCCAAAGTCGGCAATCATCTGGGCCTGTTGCTGTGTGAATGCTCGAGTGAACGGTTCAAGAATTCCCGACTTTGGCCCGCACATCTCCCAGATCCATGCCTCGTTATCCGCCTCCAGTTTTTCGCGTCGTTGTCGTTCAGCATCGGTTAGCCACGGAATTATTACGGTTGCTTCTGACTCGCGTCGTCGTCGGTTTGCGTCTGCCGATGCAAGGCGACGTTTTTCGATGTTGGTGAGTTCGGTTTCTATCGACTGATTGGCGTACTCTTCCCGCGATAGATCCTGAATGAATTCGTCAAGTTGCTCCTGATTCAGCGTGCTCAAGAAGTTTTGCTTCTCGATATCGCTGAGCGAATTGAAGTGCTGTGAGAGGCTTCGACTCGGTTCGGTTGTCAACGTTCACTCCCACATTGACTACGGTCGGCGGTGTTTGTTGTGGTTCGGGTGGATTGAGAGATTTGTTGTACTCTAGGAATGCCAGTAATAACGCACCTGCTCTGAGTTGTTCGCGTGGTTCACCTTTCAACAGGATTGTGCCAGCCACTTTCGGCATCGCCTCAATGATGGCTGGAGGAATTGGAATTTCTGGATTCTTGACGGACCGCTTGACAGCCTGCTCCATCAGCCGCATGTCTTCGCGAGTGTGCCCCGGATCTGTCAGGAGTTCGTTCGTCATTTTTTATTCCTTGGGA